AAAGATGATGCCGGTGAAATTACATGTTCTGAAGAGAAACTTAATAGTCTTTTCAGACAGTTTGAAGAAAAGGATGCTCAGATGGCCAAAGCTCAAGATGCACTTATAGAAGGTCTTGAAAGAGTTGCTCCAGTTAATGAAGATGAAGTTGATTTATTACTTGACGAAGTTAGCGATTATGTAAAGTTAAAACAAAAAAATGATAACGATGAACTTGCTAGATTGCAAAAACGATTGAATCGGTTGGGCGAAGGTAATAAAAAAACAAAAAGAAAGCGACATAATAAGCGTAAAAGAGTTATTAAATCGCGTAAAAAAAAGAAAAAGAATACTCGAGGGAAAAAAAGGAGGAGAAAAAGCGGAGGGACAAGAAGACGTTAGTCTTTTTTATCTTCTAATAGTTTTTCTAATCTCTCCAATCTTTTATTCAATTCCTCAACGTCTTCAATTGCTCTTATTTCCCGTTGGACTTCGGGGTATTCCATGGAGTACCACCAATAATATACTGCGCGTCCACCGTTATATGTTAGTTTTACAGTATTTACAGCTAAATCAGCTGCTTCATAAAGTATAAAGCCTAAAACCATTTATATAAAATAAAATATTATATATAAATGGCATTTGTAATTACGGATGATCGAGTTGATAAAGTTACTTTTTATAAAAAACCATGTTTTGCGGGCGTTGATACAGTGCGAAGTATATATATAGAACGGGGAAATATGGACAGTTTAAGATACAATATTTTAGAACACATGGATACAAAGATTAAAGAAAGGCGCCCAGATACTCCTTGTAAATTAATTATACCTAGATATGATCCCACTAAAATTTTTAGTGATCAATAGTTTTCATCATCTTATTATAATATTCTTCTGATGCTTCACAACCCTTAAAATGTCTTTTAGTATTTTTACAAGCAATAGCGGTAGTACCTGATCCTAGAAAAGTATCAAGTACTGTATCTCCCTCGTTGGAATGTTTTCTGATCAACTCTTCAAATAATGGAAGGCTTTTTTGCGTTGCATGCCATCTACTTTTTCCGCCTGGAAATGGATATTTATAAGTTCCTTTATCATAACTTGAATTGAATGTAGGTTTTCCCACTTTAACAGCGGACATCGCAAATTCTTTGGCATTGGTGAGATAATTAACCTGACTATTTCGAGGTTGTGGATTGGTTTTTTCCCATTCAATAATTCGTATTTGTTTAAATTTATGTTTTTCCATGATTCTTTTCAAAGTTTCGAATTTATAAATATCAAACCAAAGTATCAATGTACCCCCCTTGCGCAATTTCTGATAATACTGTCCCACGGTTTTATCCAACTCTTCAATAGTAAAGTCCTCGTCCCATTTATCAAATTTAGTTTTAACGCAATACTTCTTACCATAAACAGTACCATATTTCAAATAATTATCCCGGCCTTCATTCGTAGTTAATTCATTTTCAGCCTTATATTTTGCCCAATCAACTGAACTTTTAACATATTTAACATCGTCTTCTTCATTTTTCTTTACGGCTTCATAATGTTTATTCATTCCACTATCACGCGATATGATATATGGCGGGTCTGTTAAAATAAGATCAATGGAATTTTTATCCAAAGTTGCAAGAAATTCGAATCCATTAGTATTTGCTATATTGCATGAAACTGGTGTTTCTTCTGTAGATGCCATGGTTTGATGTGATACAACTATATTCATATTTGAATATTCAATTTTATGTTTATATATATTACGATCAAATTTGATCAATTAACTGAAAAAAAAGCACTGTATGTGTAAAATAATTTAAAAAGCATTCTTGCGAAAAACTAAAAATGGACATTTTAAAAATGTCCAAAATGACTTCATGCCCTCGAAAATATTTGAAATTTTTTACACTTTTTACATTGTCCTTGAATCTTGTAAGGGGGTACTTTCAATTAGTAAAAAATGCCCCCTACATCGCTTTTTTTGCTTAACGAAAAGGGTTTAGGAATTCCTCCTTTTTCTGTTTCATATATATGAAACAAATGAAACAAAAAACGAGTGAAAACGAGGGAGCGAAATTTAGATGTAAAATTTGCGAGAAGACTTGTAGGGATAAATATAATTTTAAAAGACATCTTTCCACTACACGGCATAAAATGAAACAAAATGAAACAGAAAACGAGCGAAAAAGAGTGATTAATAAAACACCGCTTCATTATGATTGTGAAATGTGTTCAAAAACTTTTAAAAGTAGGACTACTTTATGGAGACATAAGAAGAAATGTAAGATGATGAACGAAAATGTTGTTGTAAAAGAAGAAAGCGGTGGCTTGAATGAAAAGATGTTATTTGAGTTTATTCAGAAACAAACGGAGCAACAAAATAAACTCATGGAAAGTGTTGTAAAATTGGCAGAACAACAGGCAAATAATATTACAAATACCAATTGTAATAATACAAATAATATATCGATTAATTTGTTTTTAAATGAAGAATGTAAAAATGCCATGAATTTAACTGATTTTGTAAATAATGTGAAGTTATCTCTTGAAGATATTAAATACACGACAGAACATGGATATGTAAAGGGTATTAGTAATATTCTTGTTAAAAATTTGACTGATATTGATCCAAAAGAGCGCCCTATTCATTGTTCCGATACTAAACGCTTGCAATTTTATGTAAAGGATGAAGATTCGTGGGCTAAAGATGAGAATAATACTAAAATCGATCAATCTATAGATAATATTACTAGAAAACAAATAGCTTGTATGAAGGAATGGACCACTGCTAATCCTGATTATCTAGATAATGAAAGAAAGATGGAAGAGTATATGATAATGGTTCGAAGACTCATGGGAGGTAATAACATTGAAGAACAAACAAAAAATAAAAATAGAATTATTCGTCAAGTATCAGAAGAGGTACAGGTTAAAGAAGCTATCAATAATAGTTAAATTGAAATCAAATTAAAATTTGGACATATTGAGATTATACGCAAAATGACACCAAAACAGAGGCTGAAAATATGCATAATCGGACAGGTATTATTATTGATATCAGTAATAATACCTACTGTACTACTTGCGAATAAAGAAAGCACTTATTATCGTTTTGGACCAAATGAAGATTTAATTATTATATCTATAAAAATCAATACATGGACTCGTTACAGTATTCTCTTGGTTTATGTATTATTATTTCGTATATGTAAAGTGTTTATTACTGAACTTGGAATGCCTATTTTAACTTTTAATATTTATAATCCTAATCAAAAAAAAATAAAAGGTTTTACAAGAACTGAATTACAAGTTCTAGCAAATATAATGTTTATGTTAAATGCAATTAGATATGCTCTCACTCTACAATTAGCTATAGTTCAAATAGATATAGCTGTTCTATCAGGTATATTCAGCGAACTAGCAGCGATCCCTACTATTTATATTCTATTAAAAGACAAAGAATTTGTATGTGAAAAACAAGAGCTTACAGCAGAAGAAACGGGGATACAAAATAGTGATGGATATGAAAGGATATGAATTAAAGTTAAAAATTAAACTTATTATTTATTTTTTTCTTCTACGAGTTTTTCTTTTTCTTCGACGAGTTTTTCTTCGACGAGTTTTTCTTTTTCGCACGTCTTGTTTTACGTTTACCGCCTTTTTTTCTCATAGTAAGTAATTCTTTATGTCTATCTAATTGAGCTTGTTTTCTTAGCTTATTTAAATCATCCGGTCTATCATCAAATTGCATACTTTTAATACAAGATTCCTCTTGTGATCTAGGTGATAAACAATAAGCGGATTCTCTACAAACCTGCGTACAATCTAGTGATAGTGCGAGTCTATTTTTTCTATTTATCCATGGATCATTTTGTTTTGAAAAGTCAATTGCGCGATTTAAATTAGTCATTAAAAGTGCAATTAGTGTTTGTTTTTGTGGTGTTTGTAATTGTAATCTTGTTGCGGGGTTTTTATATCGACCTCCTTTTAATAAAATATATGATCTTTCACTAATAGGTAAAACGTCTAATTGTGGCATTATTTCTGGATCGCAAGACATTGCTACAGCCTTTTGTTCATCATAAACGCATGTTTTTGTATTGTCAAATAAAGCTAAATAATCAATGCCAATTTTACCATTTTTTCCACAAATTGTTCTAACATCCACTCTTCCAGTACAATTTTCAATTATACCCGCAATAAATTTATATGATTTTTCCATATTATCCAATAATTTATTATCAATAAGCATATCTAAAAATTCTACTTTATTTCCTCTATTATTAAATCTGTTTTTAATTCTTTGTTCCAATTGATTTAATTCAACAATAGGAAATCCTAATATGAAAACATAATCAAAACGATTGCATCCATTTGTAAATATTCCAGCAGCTTTTGTAAGAAATTTGATAGAATCCGGCGATTTTAATGTTGTTTCATAATTAATATTCAACCCTAGATAAAAGGCAATGCAAACTTGAAAATATAAATAGGTATCATATGGAATGTTTTCAGTCCCACTTTTTTCTTGTAAAACTGATTTTTGTGGTATTTCAGTTAAACTTTCACTAGATTGAATATAAAAATGAGCCAATCGTATTGCCTCCTTTTCTTTGTCTATTCTTGACATTTTAATATTATTCGTTTTAAATCCTTCATATAAGCTAAAAACATTACTAATTTGTTCTTGTGTAATATTATTGCTGGAGACACCCTCTGGAATTATTTTTTTATATTGTTCAATGAAAATGGGATCAGTCTTGATATTTTCATCGTGTCCCAAATTTTGAAAAAGTAGATTGGAGGCCTTAGGGTTCAATGTTCTAGCAACCACATTTTTAATAGCATTCTCAATTTTAGTTTTTCCAGAACCAGTAGGCCCAGCTGCAATAATTATAAATCTGGTATTTTCTTTATACCTAGGGTCCAAATTTCTTTCCAGAGCATTACCATCTCTGGCTCTTTGAGAAGCATTTGTCCAATTCTTACAAGTTTCATAGTTATTTTGACTATAAAATTTATCTTCTGAATGAAGTTCATTTGCGAAATCAAATCGGTCCCATGCTCTTTTATTCTCTGGATTTACCAAACCATCCATTAGAGTTGTTGCTCCCGAACCTAAACACATTGGGCTAGGATCCCATATACATAGATCATTTCCTGTAGTTAATGATTTTTTAACATTATCTAATGCCATTTAATATATAATATTAAATGGGATTTAAATATTTATAGGTTTAAACTGACTGTATTTCTAGCAGATCGAGGTTTCCTTTTTGATTTATTAGGTAAATTATCTTTCATATCTTGTAAATCTGATACACTAATTGTACTAGAAGTATCTGAGTTTTTGATATTTACTTTCTTTGTTTTAACTCCCGCCAAAATATCGCTAATATCCGAGGGTCCTTTCATTTCTCGTCTTCCTGATTTTTTTT